CAGAAAGAAATGGTGCTAGTGGTCCTAACACTAACCAAGCGCATAGAATTTTATATGCAAATGATGCTTCAAGTGAAGTTAATAATGTTGACAGAGGTATTGATATGGTCGCTAATGGTTTTAAAATAAGAAATACTTTAGGTGATACGAATAACTCTAGTGGAACTTATATTTATGCGTCTTTCGCATCTAGTCCTTTTGTATCGTCAGCGGGCGTACCTACAACAGCGAGATAAATGAAGATTTCAGAAAACACTGCAATATCAATGCCTATGAGAAACTTGCTTTCAATATTAGGAGCAACTGCTGTTGGAGTGTGGGCGTACTTTGGAGTTATAGAAAGATTAAATAACATAGAAACTAGAGCAACTTTGTTTGAAGCTGACTTATTAAAAGCTGCAGATCAAAAACCTATTGATCAGGAACAATATATGCTGTTAGAATTTACAGCTTCTCAATTAGAGAAAGTAACAACTGAAATGGAATCTATGATGAATAATCGTGTAAATATAGATTTTCTTAGAAAACAGGTAGACAAATTACAAAAAGATGTAGAGCAACTTAAGGATAAGGTAAGACAGAATGGTGGTTGAAACAGTGTTCGCTATGATGATGATAGTAAATGGATCAATGGATGGATTCATGAAAACAGAGGGTTTATCTCACTGTCTTAAAGTTAAGAGAGAAAGTGAACGCAATTTAGCAGATAATAGAACGAATGTTATTCGTTATGAATGTGGTTTAGTTAAAGCAGAATTAGAGCCAGATTCAGAAGGCGTTCTTAAAATAAAAAAGATACTTGAGAAAAAATAATGCTGTTCGGCTCTACAGCATTTGCAGAAGCTCCGTTTTCATCAACATCTTCGACTAATGTAACCTTGGCAGTATCAGGGCAAGAAATGTCCATGTTTACTCCAGGAACAGTAATCCCTAAAGGAGAGTCTATTTTAACCGCTGGAGGGCAAGAATTAACGCCAACGCCTGGTAATATCAGCGCAAATACCGAACAAAAAATAGTGGCGTCTGGACAAGAAATGTCTATGTTTACTCCAGGGACAGTCGTTCTTAAAACTGGAGTAGGCGTTTCTGTAAGTGGAGAACAATTAACAGTTACTGAGGGAGACGTTGGTTTTGGATTAGGTGTTTTAGTTAATGCTACAGGTCAACAACTACAAGCGGTAGTAGATGACGTAATAAATAAAACTGGAGTTAAAGTAATTCCAACAGGAATACCAGCTTCAATCGTTGTAAATGACGTAACTTTAAAAACTAGCATTATTACAATGGCTTCTGGAATAGATTTAAATGTTCTTAGTGGCTCAATTAGTTCAGTAAATACTGATCAAATACTGTCAATTTCTGGAAATTCTGTTAATATAAGAGGAGGTTCAGTTATTTTTTGGGATCCAGTAATTCCTGGTGCAACAAATAGCTGGAGCAATGTAAACGCTGCAACAGGCAGAACATGGACTAATGTAAATGCAACAACAAATACAACATGGACTAAACAAAACTAAGGAGGTATAATGGCGTCAACATATTCATCACGACTAAAGTTAGAACTCATGGAAGCTGGTGCTAATACAGGTACATGGGGTAATAACACAAATGAAAACTTACAAGTAATCGATGCGAGTATCGGTGGCTATTTAAGCAAATCAGTAGCAGGAAGTGCTAACGTTACTTTAACAACTGCTAATAGAGATGCTGATGTAGAAACCACTAACGAGGCTGCGAATAAAATAATAGATTTAAATGGAACTTTATCTGGTAACATTTATGTATTTTTACCAGCGGTAGAAAAAGAATATACTTTATTTAATAATACAGCAGGCAATCATACATTACAAGTAGCGCCAACAGGACACGCTGCTAATAATGTTACTTTAACTAAAGGAGCACATACAACAGTTTATGTGCAAAATGGTAATAAAGTTGTAGATGAGTTTGCTGCAAATGTAGGAACAACCACTACAACTTACATAGGAAATGGTGCTAACTTAACAGGAATACAACCTTTTGCACAAGGCACTAAAATGTTATTTCAACAAACAGCTGCGCCAACAGGATGGACGAAAGATACTTCACATAATAATAAAGCACTTCGTATTACTTCTGGCTCTGTAACTACTGGAGGAAGTGTCGCTTTTACTGACGCTTTTAAAAGTCAAACTGTAACTATATCAGGAACAACTGGAGGTAGTACAGTTAGTATAACAGGTAGTGTTGCTTCTCATACTTTGACTGTAGACGAAATACCAGCCCACAATCACTTAGAAGGTGGACACGTTGAGTTTGGTACAGGAAGTAGTCAATCAGCAGGAACTAGAAATACTGGTAACTCTAGTGGTGCAAAAAGATTTTTTACAGCAGATACTGGTGGAGGTCAAGGTCATACACATGCTGCTGGCACATTAGCTGGTGCTTCTCATACACATTCTTTTTCTGATACTGATGCAGTCGATTTAGAAGTTCAGTATGTAGATGTAATTATTTGCGCTAAGGATTAATGTGAAGTTAGAGGTAAAAGACAATTGTCCTTTAAATAACTTTGAGCCTTGCAAAAAATTTGATTGCGCTTGGTTTATACAAGTAAAAGGAACACATCCTCAAACTGGTCAAGACATAGATGAGTACGGCTGTTCTATGGCCATGCTTCCAATGTTAATGATAGAAAATTCTAGACAGACCAATCAAGCTGGTGCTGCCATTGAAAGTTTTAGAAATGAAATGGTAAAAGCTAATAAAGAATTAAACATACAAATTATAGAAGCTAACAATAGGAAAAAATTAAAGTAATGGCATATACAAGCATACAATTTGTACCTGGAATAAATAAAGAAACTACAGAGTATGGTGCTGAAGGTCAATGGGTAGATTGCGATAAAGTTCGTTTTAGATATGGCTTACCACAAAAAATAGGTGGTTGGGAAAAAGCTTCTCCTCATGCTATCATAGGAGTTTGTCGTGGATTATTTTCTTGGTTTGATTTAAATGGAATACGATACGCTGCAATAGGAACTAATAAAAAAGTTTATCTATTTAGTGGAGGTAACTATTACGATATTACGCCTATAAGAACTACTAAATCATCTCAAACTAACTGTTTTACTTCTTCTAATGGTCAAGCTTTAGTTACATGTACTGTTGTTAATCATGGCGCAGTAGTAGGAGAGTTTGTTACAATAAGCGGTACTTCAAGTTTATCAAATACTAATTTTACTGCTTCTGACTTTAACCAAGAATTTGAAATAACTAGTGTAGTCGATAACGATAATTTTAAAATTACAATGCCTAGTAATGAAACAGGAACTGGAATGTCTACAGTAGGAACTGCTACATTTGCATTTCAATTAGAAAATGAACCAGATAGTCAAACTTTTGGTTATGGTTGGGGAACAAACACTTGGAATACCGCAGCATGGGGTACAGCTCGTTCTACATCTAACGTTACTCTTGACGCAGGTATATGGAGTTTTGATAACGCAGGTGAAGATTTATTTGCATGGCTAAAAAACGGAGGGCTATACAAATGGGATGTTACTTCTGGATTTACTTCTCCATTAGCTGCAGTAAGTGGTGCTCCTACTTCTTCAGTTACAGGTTTAATTTCTACTCCAGATAGACACGCTATATGTTTTGGAACAGAAGTAACAATAGGTAATGCTTCAACGCAAGATAAAATGTTTATTCGTTGGTCAGACCAAGAAAACTTTACAACATGGACACCTACTACAACTAACACTGCGGGATCACAACGATTAGGAGAAGGTAGTAGAATAATATCAGCGTCATCAACTAGAGGTGAAATATTAGTATGGACAGATACAGCATTACATTCAATGCAATTTATTGGTCCACCATTTACTTTTGGTTTTAAATTACTCGGTACAGATTGTGGATTAGTTGCACTTAACGCAGCAGTCGTAGTAAACGATAAAGCATACTGGATGACTGATGGTCGATTTATGACTTACGCAGGTGCTATTTCAGAAATACCTTGTAGTGTAAAACAATATGTATTTGACGATATAAACAGAACGCAATACGCACAAGTTTATGCAGGAGAGAATAATCAATTTAACGAAGTCATATGGTATTACTGTTCTCAAAGTTCTGGATTTATAGATAGATATGTTATTTACAATTACATAGAAAATGTTTGGTCTATTGGTAATTTAAATAGAACAGCATGGGTAGATAACGCAGTATTTCAAAACCCTATGGCTTTAGAATATTTACCAAACTCTACTGCGTCAACTCAAACTACAGTTAATGGCGCTACCGCTGGTCGTTCTTTTTTATATGATCATGAAAAAGGCTCGTCAGATGATGGTGCTATTTTAGAATCTACATTAACTAGTGGAGATGCTGACGTAGGCGATGGAGACGTGTTTACTTTTATACGAGGTGTAATACCTGATTTTAAAAATTTAGCAGGAACAGTAAAATTAAATATACAATCTAGAGATTTTCCAGCAGATTCACAACGTACAACAGGAGATTTATCTGTAACTACTTCTACTCGATTTGTAAATACACGAGCTAGAGGTAGACAAGTATCACTAAAAATAACTAACGATAGTTCAGCTTCTGATAATTGGAGATTTGGAACTTTACGATTAGATACAAAAGCGGACGGTAGAAGATGACATTTAAACCACCACCAAGTTTACCAATAGCAACGAAAGAAATTGATGTAAAAGAAACTCTTAACGTTACAACTAAAACGATAGAACAATATTTGACTGAAGTAAATCAGCCAGCAGCGAATGGTTATTCTACATCTAATATCGTAGATACTCGCACTTTAAATGGCTCCACAGCCAGTTTAGCTGACGTAACTAACGTATTAGGCACGTTAATAGAAAGACTTAAAGGAAAGGGATTATTAAGTGATTAAGCTAAGAAAAGCAATAGAAACTGATGTTATTCAGATACGAGAGCTTTTAAAGAAATGGTTAATTGAAACAAAATTAAACTTCGGTGTAACAAACAATAGCAAAGCAAGGGAAAATATATTAGAATACATACGTCAAAACTTTGTCGTAGTGGCAGTTAAAGACGGTAAAATTATTGGAAGTATAGCAATGGCGCATTGTGATACTTGGTATACCGATAAAGCTTTTTATCGAACACTATGGTTTTTTGTCGATGAAAACGAGAGAAACCCTAGTATTGCAAAATCTTTATTAGACTTTGCGAGAGAATATGCTAAAGTACAAAATATTCCAATGATTTTAGAAATTATGCAAGGAAAAGATATGGATAGAAAACATCAATGGATTACTCGACAAAACCTTGACTATCTTGGTGGAACTTACGCAGAGGGATTATAATGGGAAGTATCTTCAAACCTAAAACTACTACTGTACCAGCTTCTTCATCAGGAACAGTTACATACGATATACCAGAATATTTTAAGAAAGCTCAAGAAGAATTATTTCAACGAGCTACAGCTGAATCTAAAAAACCTTATCAAGCTTTTACAGGACAACGAATAGCTGATTTTACACAAGCACAGCGTGATGCAATATCTGCAGCAGGCGGACAAATAGGTGCTTTTGAAAAATCAGGTGCTACTACAGAAGCAAGAGGCATGTTAGATGAAATGAAACGTGTAGGCGAAAGAACATTTACAGGCTCTACTGTAGATGAATATATGAATCCTTACATAGAAAACGTTGTTAACAGATCAGTATCAAGAATAGCTGATATGGAAAGTCAAAGAAGAAATCAAGCTGCAAAAAATCAAATAACTGCAGGTGCATACGGCGGTAGTCGTGGTGCAATAGAACAAGCTGTTGGTGCTGCAGAAAGTGCAAGAACAGCAGGTGATTTAGCTGCAGGACTATACGCTCAAGGATTTAACACAGCACGAGGTGCATTTGATCAAGATAGAAATGTACAAATGAATAATTTAAGTGCATTAGCAGCTGCAATACCTGCGCTTCAATTACAAAAACAAGGCGCTGCTATGCAAGAAGCAGAGGGTGCAATGAAATTTGGAGCAGCAGAACAAGGATTAGAACAAGCTAGATTAAATGAAGCTTATAAAGATTTTATAGAACAGCAAGGTTTTGGAAGAGGGCAACTTGCTTTCTTAACTTCTATCTTATCTGGAGCACCTATAAGAAGTTACGGTCAATCTTCTACAGGTACACAAGATCAAGTTATAGGAGGTACTTCACCTTTTGCACAAATAGCAGGAACAGCGATGGCGTTTGCAAGACCGCCTTCTGATGTAAGACTAAAGAGAGATATCGAGCTAGTTGGTAAATCACCTAGTGGAATAAATGTTTATAACTTTAAATATCTAAATTCTGATGACACTTATCAAGGGGTTATGGCACAAGAAGTTCCAGAAGCTTCTGTATTGATAAACAATTATTATCATGTTGATTATTCGAAAGTAGATGTAGAATTTAAAAAATTAAGTTAAAAAAGCGATGGCTATACGAAATTTTTTTAACCCGAATGGAAGTGCAACAGACGATATTACTCAATTAAAATCATTAGTAGATGCTTCATCTACTGGAGATGTAGATGACGTTGTACAACAGCAAATAATAAATAAGTATGGAAGTTATGACGCTTTATACAACGCATACGAAGAAGAACAAAACTATCAAGATTTAGTTAGTAGAACTATCGCAGAGGGCGGAGGCACAGGCAACGATATGATGGCTGATTTCTATGCTAATCAAACAGATGCTCTTGGTCAAATGCAATCTATGGTAGACCAATCAGGAACTGGTGGAACTGTTTTACAAGCTTCTACTACTGACACTAATAATCAAAATCAAAATGAAGAGGAACCAGAAGATAATAGAAATTTAAGAGAAAAAATAACTGACTCTATTGTTGAGATAGTTGGTTTTCCAGGTAGAGTAGCAGGAAATTTAAGAGATACTGTAAGTAGTCCAAGTAAATTTACAAACTTTTTATTAGACCCTAGAACACAAGCTGGATTACGAATGATACAAGAAGGTGGAACGCCTAGTTTTTCTTCTCCTTTTGCTCGTATATCAAAAGCTTTAATAGACACTTCGACATCTTTACAAGCACAGGCGGCGGCTGCTGCGAGTGCTAAGTCTGGAAAAGTAAATGCAAGAAGTCAAATTTATATACCAGGACAAAACCCAATAGTTGATACTTATCTTAAAAGTTTACCTTATGAATTAACTGAAGATGGTAAAGGAGTTAAAACAACTTATTATGACTACTTAACACAACAAGCTGCTCTTAATAATTATAGTGATATAACTTTAGAATTTGATGATCAAAACAATTTAGTTGGTGTATCTAATATTCTTAAACAACATGATATGACTAAATATAAAGATGAAATATTTGAAAATTATATCGTAGGAACTAACACAAATATTGATAGTTTATTAGGAGACACTAATAAAAAATTAGTAGAAAATAATACTACAGCTGGAGGAACGAATAAAATCATAGTAGAAACAGGACCTAATGGTTTATACAAAGTTGAAGCTATGGAACTTGAAGGATTAACATATACAAATCAAGAATTTTTTGCAATAACAGGGCAAAACGAAACGTTAGATAAAGCACTTGAAGATGCTGGTTATAAATTTGATGAAGGAACTAGAATAAAAGTAGAGGGACTGGTAGGAAATTTAAATGGAAAACAAGTCTATGGAGATTTAAATGCAGCAGAAGCTCCAGCAAGCACTGCGGGTAAACAAGCTGATGATGTTCAATTAGATGAATTACCAATGCAAGAGGTGGCTACTACAGAAGTAACTGAATTTTTAGAAAAAAGTAAAACAAGTAAAGAACAGTCTAATATTCTTTCTGCTGCAGTTTCAGGGTTAGGAAGTTTAGATCAACCTTTAGAATCTTTAGGTATTATGGAAACATACTTTCAAAATTTAGCGAATGTTTCAGATAGTATTCTTGGTCCTAATAGTCCACTAAATCAAAAAATTCAAGAAGTATTACAGGGCGGTCAAGATGTTTATAGAAAGAGAGAAGAAGTTCAAACGTTATTAAACAACTTACTTCTTCCTAAACTTAAAGATTTATATCCAGTATCAGATAAAGATATTGTTTTCTTAGGTAAATCACAACCTAGCTTATCGTCTAAATCATTCTTTAAAACAGCGTCATTTAACCAAGGTGTTTTTGCTTATGATGCTTTAGTTGAACAAGGAGTAGAAGCTTGGAATAATGCAGCAATTGCAGCGAAAAAACAACCGGGATTCTTTTATTATCCTGGAGGTTTAGAATTTAACGGTAAAAAATATTACAAAGCGTTAGATTATGCTGAAGCATGGGCTAAAAATAGAACGAATGAATTATACGCTGAAGCTCTTGAAGATAATAACGCAGATATTATAGAAGCAACAAAAGCGTTTGGTTACGCTGATGGTAGTGATGAAACAATGCGTGAAGTTTCTAAACTTGCTATTCTAGATTATGCGAAAACGAAAAAATTTAGAGAAGGTAAGTCTGATCAATTTAAAGAAGCTAACTCAGATTATGTTAAAGGAATATTCCAAGTTGGGTATACTTCAGGACAAGATAGTGACGCTTATAAAAATATGGTAAGTGTATCGGATAGAATACATAGAGATAGACTTCAAATCTTATATATGATTCAAGCACTAGATAAAAAAGATGTTGACCTTACAAGAATAAATGATCAAATTAAAATATTGGTTGATCAGTTCGAAGATTCTTATGGAATAAATTTTGATTCACCAACTCGTGAAGGAGAATTTATGATAAGTAACGTAGATAGCTATATAGAAGGATTAGGTTGGGCAACAATTGGAGCTGATAAAAACAACATCATGTCATACATATATACTAATGATTTAGGTTTAAGTTTAGTAGGAACACAACAATAATGGCAGATATAACAACAAATTTAGATACTAGCGAATTAGATGATGATATTTTAAAAATATTACAAGACGATGCTGGAATAACAGATGAAGTAGCTACTACAGAAAATATAGAACAATCTAACGCAGATTATCTCGCTACATTTGGATTAAGTTTAGACGCCATGAAACAAGGCGCTAACATGAGAGCAGAAAGAGAATCTGAGGGTAAACAGGCTTACTATCAAGATGTATTTCAAAATTTTATAGTTCCTAACGAACTTTTAATGCAACAAATACAAACTGACACTACTAATTTATACGGACAAAAATATGGAAGTGTAGATAACATAGATAATTTTTTATTTGACGAATTAAAACAAGAAGTTATTGGCATGACTGTTGATAGAATGTTTGATCAACAAATTCCACAAGTTATGGGTGCGTATGAAAATTATATAAATCAATTAGAAGAAGATACGCCAGGAAAAGAAGCAATGCTACTTGGCGGTATTGACGAAAATTTAAAAATGAATATAGGGCCAAGGATCATCACAGAACTTGTAGGACCTAACGCCGACATAAATGTTAAAAAAGATTTAGTAAAAGCTGTTTTAATGAACGCTAACCCTGGTATGGACCCATCGTTAATCACAGTAGGCACGTTTGACGAAATTACTGGCGGAACGTATAAAGGTGAAAATGGAAATATGCTGGCGTATAGAATAGGTAATGGCTTAGTTCAACCAGTAAATGTTCCAGGTATGGACTCAGGTGATATGGCTATGGTCATAAGAGAAATACCTAATATTATAGCAAGTATAACTGGAGGTGTAGTTGGCTCGCCAGGTGGAATATTAGGAAGTGCTGGAGGAGCAGCTGCAGGTGTAGCAGTAACAGAACTTATTGTAAACAGTATAGGTCACGCTTATTCTTTACAAGCTAAAGAAGGTGATATATCTGAAGAGCAAATAGTACAATTTATAAAAGATAATTATAAAAATGTTTTAGGAGATGTTGCTATGGCGGCAACATTTGAAGCTGCATTTGGTGTAGCAATACCAGGTATAGCTAGATTCGTTAAAAGATTTGTAGCTAAGAGAGCAGGGGCTTTACCGCCTAATCAATTAATAAAAGCATATGAAACATTTCAAAAAGCTGGTGGAGAAGTAAATGAAGCTTCTGTTAATAGAGTTAATAAAATATTACAAGACGAATTAGGACCAGACGCTCCTCAAGTCGATATTACAATTTTACAAGCTTTTAAATCTGGAGCAGTTCCAGTAACTAAAGATGCGTTAAATAAAACTTCTACGCCATATCAAGTAACTGCATTTGATTTAGCGCAAGTTCAAATAATAAGAGAAGTTAGTGAAGCATTTAAAGAGTTAAGTAAAAAAACAGCTAAAGGAGATATATCAGATGTTCCTGATTTTGCTGTTAGCCCTCAAATATTATTTGGTAATGACTTTGTTGCTGCAGCGAATAAAATAACACAACAACAGTTAAATGAATCAAGTTCTTTGTTTGTCAACCCTTATAACGAATTAAATGCTATTTTATACAGTGTAGTAAAAACTGCTGACGGCGAAGCGTTTAATCCTAACATGATAGCTCAAACTGCGAATAAGTTTACGCTAGATATGATACAAAAACAAAACACTAAAATAGCAACTTTATTAGAAGGCGCACTAGGAAAAGATCCGTTAAATGTAAAATTTATAAAACCGCAACGATACAGAGAAACAGCTTATTCTTTAATTAGAACACTTAATAAGTCTTTTATGAAAGATATGGATAAAGGACAAAGAGAAGCTTTAAAAAATATAATTGATCAAGTATCAATATTTACAAGAAGCAAGCCAGGACCGGGTAAGATAAAAGCTTTTTCTTATGCCGAAATAGATTCTTTATTAAATGACTTAAACGATATTATTGATAATCCTGGAACTTATGGAGCTTTAGCTAAAAAGAATAAAGTTGTAAGTTTAGCGAGTGGTTTACGTGATGATTTGTATGGAGCGATAAACAGAGAATTTAGAGATAAATTTGGACTTCAAGAAGGACCTGCTAAATTTAAAGAATTTTTAAATACAAGAAATTTTGCAAGACAGTTAAATAACTTGAAAAACTCTGACTTGTTAATGAAAGTATTAAGAAATGACGAAATAGGATTTACTCAAGGTGGACAAAATTTATTTATAGGCATGATGTCCAGTCAAGCTGGAAAGAAACAATTAGGGCAAATAAGTTATTTATTTAATGAAATTCCAGAACTAGCTCCTCAAAGAGAATTATTTAAAGAAAGTATATTGCAGACTTTAGCGAAAGCATTAGATGGTGAAACTGGAGATGGTTTACAAACTGCGTTGAATAATAAAGATTTTACAGGTATAAATAAAATTTTTAAGAAATGGATAAATGAAAATGGTGCTATTGCAGAACAATTTTTTAGTCCAGCAGAATGGAAACAAATTTCTAAAGGTGGAATAAACGCTGTTAATAAACTAAAACAATTAACGTCAGATAGGGCTGCTTTAAATAGTTACATAAAAGGATTTACAGGAAAAATTGGAAGTATGGAGTATCAAAGTCTATACAAATTTTTTCAAGATAATCCTACTAAATTAAATGAATTTATAACAGAAGGTATTAAACGAAAAGTATTAAATAAAGAAATGGTTAATAATTTTAGAAGATATGCGATGATGCAATTTAATAATAAAACTATGATACAAGCTGGAGAAGGTATATTTATATTTGATCCTAGAGCATTGAAAAACGAAATATCTAGTAAACCAGAATTTTATAGAGAATTATTTGGCGATAAATGGCTTAACTCTTTTACAGAAATGGCTGATTTTTTAGATCAATATTACAGCCCTGTTATTGGTGCGTTAAGAAATGGAGATGCTGCAGTCGCAGATTCTCTTAAAAACGTTTTTTTAGGTCAGTTAGATAGAAAAAGAACTTTAATAAGAGGGCTTGGTAATTTTTTCAAAATACTCGATACTCGAGGATTTGTAAATTTCTTCAAGTTTGAAGATTTTAAAAATGCTTATAAGAACGCAAACCTTTCTACAACAGCTATGAATGTATCTCAGATAATAGAATCAAGTGTAGCAGGTGGATTTAGAGCTGATGAAGATAGACAGAGTCAAACTATGAGCACTGCAGCTGATGCTACAGTGCTGGCAGGAGCAACTGGAGTAAGTGCACTTAATAAAACAGGCGAAATGTTAGGCGGATTTGTTGACAGAATGACAGGTGGAGCACTTTCAGAATGACTGACTTGAGTACAAAAACGGTAGAATTAGCTGTGCATGAAGCTCAAGAAAAAGAAAAGTGGAAAAGACAAAACGAAATAAATTTAAGACTAGAAGAATTGGTAGAAAAAAATACAGAAGCGATTAACAGTTTGAATGTTACTATTGCAAATAGTAAAGGAACATTAAAAGCGTTAGGTATAGTTAGTTTGATAATAGGTATAATCGTATCTTTATCAAACATATCATGGCCGAGATAAGTAAAGTAAGATTAGGAATAGTTGCAGAACATTACGCCGTTCAATGGTTATTGAAACAAGGACATCAAGTATTTAATAATGTAGTTCATACTGGACCGATAGATTTAGTAATATTAGAAAACAATAAATTAGTACCTGTTGACGTTAAAGTTGTTAGTTATAGAAAGAACAAAAACTTACTAGAGTGTCAACGTAGGGTATTTAGGTCGCCAAATACTAGGCAAAAAGAGCTAGGAGTTAAAATTTTAAACGTTGATTTAATCAATAATCACTGTTATTGGAACGAAAATATAGTATAATCGAAACAATAACAAAGGAGTTTTTATGAAACTTTTACAAGATTTATGGGCGCATTTAAAAGAGTGGTCTGATTGGAGCATGAAAGATTGGATTAAAGCTGCGATAGTAGCAATAATTGTAATCATAGTGATAGGGGCTTTATAGAAAATGGTTTGGCAGTTGTTAGCAAAACCCTTACTAGGCGTTGTCGCTGATGGCGTCAAGGGTTTTGTTGACACTAAAAAAGCTAAAACTCAATTAAAAGTTACAGAAATAAAAGCACAGACTAAGTTAAAGCAAGACCAGATTGCTGGTAAAGTTGCATGGGAACAGAGCGCAGTTGATCAAATGCAAGGGTCATGGAAAGATGAAGTAAGTCTTATAGTCCTTTTGGTCCCTGCAGTTTTGGTGTTTATTCCAGGTATGACTGAACACGTAGAACGAGGGTTTATAGCGTTACAGCAATTACCAGAATACTATCAACATTTATTATATATTGCAATAAGTGCTTCCTTTGGTATAAAAGGAGTAGGAGGAGCAGTTAAAATGCTCAAGAAAAAATAATGGAAGATTTAGAAAAAAGAATCAAGCATCACGAAGGTTACAGAAATATGGTGTACAAAGATACACTTGGAAAAAGAACAATAGGGTGGGGACATCTATGTCGTAAAGACGAAACTTGGGAAGATGATACAGAATACCCTGAAGAAGTATTACAGCATTATTTTGATATAGATTTCGATACTGCAATAGCTGGTGCAGATAGACTATGCGGAAACATGAATTTACCAGAAAAAGCAGAGGAAATAATTATAGAAATGTGTTTTCAGTTAGGGGAAACAGGTGTGTCTAAGTTTAAAAATATGCTTAGTGCGTTAGAGAAAAAAGATTTTCAAACAGCAGCTGACGAAATGATGGATTCTAGGTGGGCGAAACAAACGCCTAATAGAGCTAAAGAGTTAAGCGAAACAATGAGGAGTGTATAATGCCAGGACTTTGGGCTAATATTCATGCTAAAAGAAAGCGTGGAGAAAAAATGCGAAAAAAAGGTGAAAAAGGTGCACCTACAGAAAAAGCTTTGAAAAGAGCGCAACAAAAAAGTAAAAAGAAAAAATGAAAAAGATACCTAAAAAATATCTTTCTGGCACTAGTGGTAAAACAAGAGCTGCTAGAAAAAAAGCAATACAAAGATTAAATAAAGATAATAAAGGATCTGGAGTTTTACCTGGAGATAAGAAGGGTGGAAAATTTGTAGGCTCTAAAAAGGAGAGTGTACATAACAAACGATTTAGGAGAATGTATGGCTAAAAAGAAATCAAGTAGCACGTCAACAGCTATTGCTAATAAAGCAAAAAAAGCAGGAGTATCACCAAGTAAAGTAAGGGCTATTTATAATAGAGGACTAGCAGCTTATAGAACTAGTGGACACAGAAAAGGTGTTTCTCCACAAGCATGGGCTATGGCAAGAGTAAACTCAGCTTTAACTGGCGGAAAAGCAGCGAAAGTAGATAGCGATATTTTAAAAGGAAAGAAAAGTAAAAATAGAAACCCTGACGGTACGACTAAAAAGAAAAAGAAAAAATAGTGAAAAAAGAACACAAAAATAAAAAAGGCGGTCTATCTGCAAAGGGCAGAGCTTTTTTTAATGCTAAAGGTGCTAACTTAAAAGCACCTGTAAAGAAAGGTACCAATCCTAGAAGAGTATCGTTTGCTGCCAGATTTGCTGGTATGAAAGGACCAATGAAAGACGAGAAGGGTAGACCAACTCGAAAAGCACTAGCACTTAAAGCATGGGGTTTTGGCTCAGTAGAAGCAGCTAGAAACTTTGCTAACAAAAATAAAAAATCAGCTAAAAAGAAAAAATCTTAAAATGCGTTATTATTTATGTACATTAATAATGTTCGTGACTATTGTTCTTTTTTGTTTTAAGGTAAATGCAACAGACACAAACACTCAAACAAATACATCGGGCAGTAACACGAATATTACAGGTGGCTATACATCGACTACTACCAATACATATTCCGGTGGACAAACGAATACGACAACATCAACAACATCAAATGCATCAACTACCAATGGGTCAGATATACCACCACCTTCCGCAAACTCACCATCTTATTCTTCCATGTCTCAAGATGTTTGTAGTATGGGCGTTAGTGGTAGTCTTTCTACTGGTGTCGTTGGTTTTTCTGGCGGAAAGCATGTCATAGATGAAAATTGTGAACGAATAAAATTAGCTAAAGTATTACAAGATTTTGGTATGAAAGTTGCTTCTGTTGCAATACTATGTCAAGATGCTCGTGTATTTGCAGCTATGGAATCTGCAGGAACACCTTGCCCTTTTGCTGGTAAAATAGGCGATGAAGCTAAGAAGTTATGGGCTACATATCCAATGTTAAGACCTGACTATGAAACATACTTAGAGAGAAAAGAAGTAGTCACTGAAGTAAACGAAAAAATAAGAGAGCAAAAAGAAAAAGAAGAAGCTGAACTTGCAAAAAAAGAAGCAGAAGAAAGAGCAGCAGAAGCATTAAGACTTGAAAGAGAATTACTAACACTAAAGGAAAAAGATGAAGTTGAAAATATTGAGCCTATTGCTGACTCTCCTGTTATCAACGTACACGAATAGTATAGAAGTAACTACTGGAAATTTACTGCCTAACGCAGGTGACGGAGTAGATTGGAATTCATCATCTACTGATATGATTAATGATGGCGGTAGTGGATTTGTTACTAATGGTCAATCGTTTAATGGGTTTACTATAACTTGCCCTACAGGACAAGCTAATTGTGGATATAAATACGATGTTGGTGGAGATTTCGAAGTAACAGGAACAGCTACAGTTAGTGCAGATGATATAAAATTATACAGTAATTCTATTACTCAATCAATGTTAGATACAGGAATTACATTGAATAGTAACGTAGATGTAGCTAACTGTGAAAGTGTAGAAGGTAATTGTGAAAGTAAAACTGGAAGTAACGATACACATACAACTACTATGGTTTTAAAAGATTCTGATGGAAATATTTTAAGTTCAGTATCGCAAACTAGAAATGAAATAACTGGATTTAAAGGTAATTGTAATGGATATCCAGGATCAAATGCTTCTGGAGTAACTGCAGCATGTGGTCAATACACTGATACTCTTATACATAATGATGTAGGCGCTAACAATGTAGATTGGTCTTGGTCAGGAACAGATAGTCATGGATCATCAACTTCAAGAGGAGGACCTAATTTACTCGGCACTTCTTTGTACATGACATATAATACTGACGAATATAACCCAATAGATGATGACGCACAAGATGCGATAGATGAAATAGAAAATAACATACCAGATTTACCAGATTTTGAAGAAGAATTTACTTTTGAAGAAATTGATTTTAATGACGATTTTTATTTTCCAGAAGAATTTGATATGCCAGAAGAATTTGAAATAATAGAAATGCCTGTTGATATGGAAGAAGCATTTTCAATTGTAGCAGAAGAAATGCCTGGCGAGTTTGAAGAAATGGAAATGGAAGAAGAATTTGTAGAAATGGAAATAGAAGAGGCACCTATGGAATTAGCCACAAATGAAAAGCCAGAAATGGAAATGGAAGAGAAACCTGAAATGGAAACTATGAAAGAGGAACCAGAAGAAATGGAAGTGGCAGAGAAAAAAGAAATGAAAGAGCCTGAACCAACAGAAGAAGAAATGACTGAACCTGAAGAGGAGGTTACAAATGATGAACCTACTGAAGAAGATAATTCTACTATGGAAAACGAGTCAGAGGAGAAAGAAAGCGTTTCAGAGGCTGCTGAGAATGAATCAGAAGAAGATGGTCCAAGCGAAAAGAAGGCCGAAGATACCGCAGTTAATGATACAAACGAAACTAAGATAGCTGACAAGAAAGTAAACAAATCTGTAAACATAGATGAAATAAAAGTAGATGAAGTAAAAGTCGATGTGAAAGAAGTAACATTGTTCTCAGAACAAGATTCTTTAGATAGCTATTCTACAATGGCATTTTATGGAGAAGAAAATTTAGATTACGAAGTAAACAACGACTTTTTTATTCAAACTAATCTTATTGGATATACTAAACAAATATACGAAAATGTGTCACTTACAGTGTATATTGAAAATGATCCAGTAGAAATACAACGAAAAAAACTAGAAGAATTGTCTATACAGAAAGCAGGAATTATGTTAGAACTTAAGCTATTAAAGCAATGAGTATTGTAAATAAACTAACAAACTGGGCTTCTCTTGCTGGAGTAGTCGGAGCTTTAGGTGGAGGATTTTACGCATGGGGAGAATTCAACACTAGATTAAGTGCAATAGAAAATCAAGAATTTGTAATAAATGAAACTGTAGATTTAACAGACATAGAAGTAAAATTAAAAGAATTAGAAACTACAATAATAGGTTTAGATAATGATGTCTTAGATAATTTAAGAAATGACATTGCAGGTAACAGCAATGATATAAAAGCTATGACAAGCGACATTATCAAAGATATAAAAGTAATACAATCTGTTTTAGCAGACGCAGCATCTAATGATGATTTAGATAAGTTAGATAAAAAATTACGCACACCCATAAAAGAGTTAGAAGAATATGCTTGGGAATTAGAAGAGGACATAGAAGAAAATTCTAAAGGTATAGCAATTATTAAAAAAGAAAATGAATTACAAGACGTTTTAATTGAAGAAATAAAAGAATCAGCGTCTAATCCGTTAAACGGTTAAATCCATTCTTTCCAATTATCGCCAGTAATACTGTTCGCTAAAGATAATTTATTTTTCAAACTTGTAAATATTTTTTCGTCAATAGTTTTAGGAGTTACAAAGTCTATATATGTTACATTATTTTTTTGACCAATTCTATGTGGTCTATCTTCTGATTGTAATCTTGCTTCTAAATCGTATGTATTAGCATAATAGATTACAGTATTTGCTGCAGTTAGAGTAATGCCGTAACCACCCATACGAGGATTAGCTACGATATATTTATAATAACCACTTTGAAATTTCTTAATTATGTTTTGTCTATCTTCAGCTTTAGTATCGCCAAAGTAAGTAGCTACAGGTATTTTAAAATGTTCTTTTAATTTTTCTTGTATTTCTCTTATAGACCTTTTATAATTAGCCCATATAATAACTTGTCCATCTGTTTCTTCTAACACTTGAATTAATTCATTAAGTCTAGAATTAGTTCCAGGTATAGATTCTTCAGTGCCATCATCATGTTTTAAAAATCCACATAATACTTGGTGAAGTCTTAACAAACGAGTAATAACTAAAGGAGCTGTTACTGATTTTTCGTTTTCTAATTCTACATAAGCTTTTTTTCGTAATGTTTCGTATATTTTCTTTTGCTCTGGAGATAATTCTATTTCTCTTTTTTGATACAATTTATCTGGTAAATCTAAGCATTCATCTTTCTTAACTCTAAACATGTGGTCTTTTATATAAGCTTGTAACTCATCTAAGTTTTGATAGTCAACTACTTCGTGAAATGTTTTCATATTTATCGTTCTTCGTCTTAACACGCAATATCTATTTCTAAATCCGTAATAACTACAATTTAAAATGTATTGAGATAAAAAAGTCATCTGAGTATAAATATCAATCGGGCTTTGTGTTATAGGCGTCCCTGTTAGTATTCTTCTATACTTAGATGCTTGCGTTAATTTTAAAATGTTTTTAGTTCTTCTAGCAGTTCTATGCTTTATGGTACTTGACTCATCAACAACTACCATAGTTTTATGCACATTTAAAAATCTTTGAATATAATGAAACCCTTTATTTGTACTAAAAGCTTCTACATTCATGACAAATATTTTTAATTCATGCGTTTGTTTAGTAAGAAAATTTTTCAATCTTTCTACATTAGATTTAGTTTCTAGTGGCTTCCAAAGTTCTATGTACGAGTAATCATAAACATCTTCTGGCATATGCGTAGGTATTTCTTGCAGTTGCCAGTTACGATACACGCCTTTAGGGGCTACGATTACTGCAGCATTAATTTCGCCTTTTCTATATAAATAAGCTATATTATCTACGATTACTTTAGATTTTCCAGTACCTTGTTCCATAAACAAAGCATAATACTCTTTATCTCTACTAATGTTAAACGCCTCTAATTGATGGTCGAAAGGCTTAGTTTTAAATTTAAAATCTTTTTTCTGCACTTTGTCTAGCTTTAATTTCATTTTCTACTTTCTTGTATAAATTATTTTATTTACTATATATTAAAATAATATAAAAATATATTTTTTTATAGAAAGGTAAGAAATTATGAAAGGTAAAGTATATGTAGTTCAAGAGAATCCTAAGTTCAGCGTAATATCTGCTGGTAACTATGGAGAACTTGTACCACTTCTTCCTTTCGGCTCACAAGTTGTATTGAGCGTTGCACCTACACTAAGTCTATGTAGAAAAAAATTGTCTAGTTTTTCAGATAACGATTATATTATGGCGATTGGCGACCCTACAGCAATAGCTATTGCTTGCATGGTGGCGGGAGAGAATAATAGAGGTGTAGTTAAAATGCTTAAATGGGATAAACGAGAGAAGATGTATTATCCCGTAACTATAAACTTGACAGGTAGAAAGGTAGAAGAATCATGAGTAATGTAGATATATTTAAGTCGTTAGAATCTGATGCTAAAGAGCAGAAAGAAATACCTAGTGACGAAAAATTTAAACAACTAAATACTCTTGCTAAAAAATTCGTAGACACAAAGAACGATATTAGTGTGGCTGAAGAAGAAATTAGCAAATTAAAAGATAACTTAAAACAGATTAGAGAGAATGACTTACCAGAAATGATGTCATCTCTACATATGGATCAATTTAAGTTAACAGATGGAACAGTTATTATGGTGAAAGATGACGTGTTCGCATCAATTAAAAAAGATAAACAAGTCGAGGCGTTACAATGGCTAGACGATAACGGATTAGGAGATATTATAAAGCATAAAATATCTATCTCTTTCAATCGTGGAGAACATGAAGATGCTGAGAAGTTTAAGAAACAGTTCGGTGAATCGTTTAAACAAGAGATGGACGAGAAGTCGACAGTACATCCTCAGACTCTAAAAGCGACAGTTAAAGAAATGGTACAGAGTGGCCAGAATTTACCTGAAGAATTTTTTAGTGTTTACGAGGCTAAAGTTGCAAACGTGAAATTATCGAAAGGAGAATAATATGTCAGATACACAAGTTGCAAAGAAGAAGAATGGCGCATTAAGTATTCCTAATGAGGACTTATTAGCCGATGTCGGTAAGGGTTTAGAAAAAGCTAACTCTGACGATATGACGATACCTAGATTGGCTTTAGTACAATCAGGTAGTCCACAACGAAAAAAGAAAGACGATAAATATATTGATGGAGCAGAAGAGGGTATGGTCTTTAATACTGTATCTAACAAGCTTTATTCAGATACATTTTACGTTGTACCCTGCGAATTTGAAAAAGTTTTTATCGAATGGGTACCTAGAGAAAGCGGTGGTGGTTTAGTTACAATATACAACTCAAGTAATAAACCGCAGGCGCAAAAAGAAGAAAATGGAAGAAGATTTTTATTAGAAAATGGAAATCAATTAGTCGATACTGCACAACATTACGTTATGGTAGTAGGTAAAGATGGTACTTTTGAGCCAGCAGTTATGTCTATGTCATCTTCTTTATTAACAGTTTCTCGTAATTGGGTAACTCGTATGAAGTTACAGAGAGAAAATGTAAATGGTAAATTAGTTGAACCACCTACTTTTTATTATAAGTGGCCAATATCAACTATTGAGAAAACTAATTCAGATGGATCATGGTTTATTTATAAAGTAGGTAACCCAGAGCCCGTTGATAATCTTGATTTATACAATGCAGCTAAAAGTTTATCTGAATCAGTAAGAAAAGGAACTGCTACTGCAGATACATCTACGGATTCTGACGTACAGTTCTAATGTCAGCACAAGACTTCTTTGAATTATTCAAAGGTCTTGAGCGTGCTCATGGCCGTTATGACCTAGCTCCCGAAAGCGATAACGGCCAAAAGCAAGGTGGCAGTGCACGAACTGTTCAAGAATCTTTAACTGTACACGAGTGGGAATTACACTTGAAAGGCGAGAGAGGTCTCGGCGTAATACCTATTCGTGATGACAGTAAAGTTTATTGGGGAGCAATAGATATAGATATTTATGACATAGATTTAGAAAAATTTAGCGAGAATCTAGGATCATCATCAATATTTCCATGTAGAACTAAGAGTGGAGGTTTACACCTTTACATATTTTTTAGTGAGCCAGTGTTAGCTAAATTAGTTGTACCTAAATTAAGAGAGATAGCAACAGCTTTAGGACATTCGTCTGCTGAGATATTTCCTAAACAAATAAAAATAATATCAGAAAGAGGAGATGTTGGAAACTGGATAAATATGCCATACTTTGGTGGAGAGTTTTCGACACGTTATTGTATTTATAATGGCAAAAGATTAACGACAAAAGAGTTTATAAGATTAGCAAATGAAAGTAAAGTAGATAGCATTAGTAAAATATCTTTACCAAATTTTAAAAAAGAAGATACAGAAATACTGCCAGATGGTCCGCCATGTTTACAGTATTTATTAAAAACAGGATTTCCACAAGGAACTAGAAACAACGCCTTATATAATTTAGGAGTGTATGCGAAGAAGGCATTTCCTAATGAATGGGAAGAGAAATTAGAAGATTATAACCTTGAGCACATGCAACCGCCGTTGAAGTCCAAGGAAGTAATAACTGTAATTTCTTCTTTAGATAAGAAATCGTATAACTACATGTGTAGTGAACCTCCTATTCAACCATTCTGTAATAGGGCGTTGTGTGTATCTTGTAAGTTTGGTATATCGGAAAATGGAACAATGCCTAGAATAACTGGCATATCAAAAATACAAACAGACCCTCCTACATATTTCTTAACTGTAGATGATTTAAGAATAGGTCCGCTAGAATCAATAGATATACTTAATCAGAAAAACTTTCAACGTGTGGTATTTGAGCATATAGATAAAGCTATTCCTTTAGTATCGCCTCATCTATGGATAGAGATGATGAACGATTTAATGTCTAAAGTAGAATTAGTTGAAGCAACTACAGATTCATCTAATAAAGGTAGGCTATGGGAATTATGCGAAAGATTTTCTACAGGAGTTTCATCTTCTGATTCAATAGAAGATTTATTAAGAGGTAAAGCTGTAACGATAGACGGATCTACTATGTTTAGAATAAATGATTTTATAGAGTTTCTTGAGAAGCATAGGTTTAGAGAATTTAAATTACATGAAGTAACTGCACATTTAAAAGAAAAGAATGCGAAACACCAGACTAAAAAAATAAAGGGAAAGCATGTAAACATATGGGTAATACCAGAGTTTGAAAAACAAAAAGAAGAATTTACTGAACCTAACGTAGAGGAGATATTATGACAGAAAAGAAAGACGTTGTAGTAAAAGTTAAAGGATTAGCTTTTAACTTAACCAATAAACCGGAGAAAAAAGATGTCAAAGACACCGAGCCACTTAAAGACGGGAATAACAGTAAAGACAGTTCCGCAAAGAAAGACGAAACACATGGGAAAACATGACCCTATCTATACTAAACATAGAAAAGGTAAACGTCAGTTTAAAAGAAAAAATGATCATTGGAGTCAATTATGAAATATTTATTTTTTGATGTAGAAACAACTGGATTATGGAGGCGAGATTTAGAAGCTACAGATAAAAATCAACCTCGTATAGTTCAAATAGCAGCGCAGTTAACAGATGAAAAAGAAAAAGTGCATGGACAATTAGCGTGTATAGTTCAGCCAGATGGTTGGAAAATACCTAAAGAGGCGTCAGATATTCATAAAATAACTGAAGAAATAGCTTTGCAACATGGACTTCCTTTGATAAATGTGTTAAGTATGTTTAATTCTATGGCAGCACAAGCTGATGTATTAGTTGCTCATAACACTTCTTTTGACTTACAGATGGTGTTAAGAGAATTTCATCACATAGGTAAAAATTTTAGAGCGCCTAAAACACAACATTGTACGATGATGACTGCGAAAGATATTCTAAAATTAGAAAGTGATTTTGACGATTACAAATTTCCTAAATTAGAAGAAACATATAAACATTTTTTAGGTGGTGGTTATATGAATTGGCACGATGCACTAACTGATATTATAGTTTGTCGTATAATTTATTTCCACATGAAAGCGAAAGGAATAGAAATGGTAAAACCTAGAGATATGCCTAAAGCATTGATAAAAAACCTTGACGAAAAAGTGTTTAAAGAAGTAAAAAATCTTTTAGAATTATCAGATACGAAAGACTTAACAGATTGGGAAAGTAAATTTGTAAATGATCAAAAAGAAAGATTAGAAAAATATGGAGAAAAAATACTTATGAGTGATAAACAATTAAATGTATTGAGAAAGATAGCAGACAAATGAAGATAGTAGTAACAGGAGGAGCAGGATTTTTAGGATCACACTTAGTACAGCACCTTGTACAAAAAGATCACGAAGTATATTCTATTGATAATTTTTTAACAGGTCAAGAAGAACACACTATATTTTGTGATAATTTTACTAAAGCAGATATTTCTGATACTTACGATATGAAACAAGTATTTGAACAAATAAGTGCTAGTAGTCCAATAGATGTAATTTACAATTTAGCTTGTCCTGCAAGTCCTGATCATTATCAAAAACATTCTCTTAAAACATTAGATACATGTTATACGGGAGTTAAAAATATTTTAGAAGCAGCTAAACAATCTAACGCTATGGTTATACATACTTCAACTTCAGAAGTATATGGTAACCCTGATCACACTCCACAAGAAGAAACTTATTATGGAAATGTAAATTCTTTTGGACCACGTGCTTGTTATGACGAGGGCAAGAGAGTTGCTGAAGCACTTATATTTGAATATACTAGACTGTTTAAAACAGATGTTAAGATTGCTAGAATATTTAATACATACGGTCCTCGTATGTCTGTACAAGATGGCAGAGTAATATCTAATTTTATATGTAACGCATTACAGAATAAAGACCTTTTACTTTATGGAGATGGAAATCAATCTCGTTCTTTTTGTTATGTAAGCGATACGATACATGGTTTATTGCAAATGATGAATACGACTAGATTGAAATTACCAATAAACATAGGTAATCCATCAGAGTATACAGTAAAAGAAATAGCAGAATTAGTAATTAGTATGACTGGTTCCACATCAGGAATCATGTCAGTATCACCAAAGAAAGATGATCCTTTACAAAGATGTCCAGATATAAATAGAGCAAAAGAACTTTTACACTGGACTCCAAGAGTAGGACTTGTAGATGGATTAAAGAAAACAGTAGAATATTTTGAAGAATGTTTACAGCAAGAGATACAAACTTAATACTCGGTCCACCTGGAACTGGCAAAACAACTTCGTTACTTAACAAGTTAGAGAAAGAGATTGCGTCAGGAATACAGCCAATAAACATTGGTTTTGTTAGTTTTACAAAAAGAGCAATAAGAGAAGCACGAGAAAGAACTGTACAAAAATTTAACATTACAAACGAAAATGATTTAGATTATTTTAGAACGTTGCATAGTTTGTGTTTTAGAACATTAGCTTTGAATGGAGAGCAAGTTTTTAAAGGTACACACATTACTGAATTTAAAAAGTTACTAAAAATAGAAATGAGCGGTGGAGTTGACGAAGAAGAAATTGTACATTCAGGAACTAAATTAGGCGATCAAATGTTATTCTGCGATCAGTTAGCTAGAGCTACGTTACAACCTTTAAAAGAAATGTGGCGACACTTAGAGTTTGAATATTCTTGGAAAGAACAAGAATTGTTTTCTAATACACTTATTAAATTTAAACAGAAAAGAGGTCTGTTAGATTTTACTGATATGCTACAAGAGTTTTTAGAAAGAGGCGACCCTCCTAAATTGAAAGTTTTATTTGTAGATGAAGCGCAAGACTTGACAATACTACAATGGAAAGTTGTACAAAAACTTTCGCAAGATATTGATAAACTTTACATAGCAGGAGATGATGATCAAACTATTTATAAATGGGCTGGTGCTGATATAAAAACATTTCTTAAATTAAAAGGTAATGTAGAAGTATTGCCATATAGTTATAGACTGCCTAAAAAAGTATATGATCTTGCGATAAAGATAAGCTCACGAATAAAAAACAGATTTGATAAAGAGTGGAAAAGCAAGAAAGAAGAAGGCACGGTAAATTATGTATCGTCAATAGAATATATAGACATGAAGAAAGGGTCATGGCTCATCCTTACTCGATACAATTATCAACTTTCTCCTATACAAAAGTTTCTTAAAAATCAAGGGTTTGTATTCGAAAACAGATATGGCGGATTCAAAGCTAATAAACATGTGCAAGGTATTCGTGCTTGGAAAAAATTACATCAAGGAGAAAAACTTGTATATTCTGAAATCAAGAAATTATATTCTTGCTTGAGAACAGGAACAGGTATAGAAAGAGGATTTAAGAATTTAAAAACTATTGACGAAAACGAACAGTATGAATTAGAAACTTTAGTCATGCATCATGGGTTGATAGCGCAAGGTCCGTGGCAACAAGCATTAGAAATGATACCGGAAGAAGATAAATTTTATTACGAAGCACTAGAAAAAACAGGAGATATTGATGAAGATAATCCTAGAATTAGAATAAGCACTATACATGGCAGTAAAGGTGCTGAAGCAGATAATGTTATTTTATTTACAGATGTTTCTTATAAGACTTGGAAAAACTTAGTTCAAGAGGACGATGATGAGCATCGTGTTTTTTATGTTGGAATTACAAGAGTTAAAAACAATTTATTTATTGTAAATCCACAAACAGAATACAGTTATAGGATATAGTATGATAAATGAATACATGAAATATTTTTTACAAAAAATAGATAATGACATCTATGACGAACCTAAATCTCAGTTACATTACAGTGTTATATTACCTATGACAGGAAAAGTTTTAGCTGAGTACAATTTACAAACAACCGATAAGATATTAGACATGGGTTGCGGTGATGGATATTTTTTAAAATTATTAAAAGAAAAAGGATTTACTAATTTAGTTGGAGTAACAAAAGCAGATAAAGATATAGAACGTTGCAAAGAAAAAGGTTTAGATGACATAAGAAAAATAGACATGACTTTTTCTGGTATAAAAGAAGAATTTGATTTTTTATGGTGTAGACATGCATTAGAGCATAGCCCTTTTCCTTATTTAACTTTACATGAATTTAATAGATTAGTTAAGATGGACGGCGGAGCATATGTAGAAGTTCCCGCTGCTGTTAATGTAGCTAATCATGAAGATAACAGGAATCATTATTCTTTACTTACAAAAACTAATTGGATAGCATTGATGTTGCGTTCTGGTTTTGATGTAAGCAGTGTAGAAGAAATAAAGTTAGATATAAAAAATCCAAACTACAAAGATGGAGAAGCATATCCAGAAACATGGTGGGGATTTTTCTTGAGAAAAAAAGTAGAACTTAATTTTATGAAAGGAGTATTATGAAAGCAATAGGAAGTTACATATTTGCTGGTGGTTTTACTATTGGAGTTAAAAAACATTTTAATGTACTAGCGCACTTTGAAGGCGATGGATATGGCGCAGATACATTTAGTTTAAATTATCCAGAAATACCAGTTTTTGTTGGTCCAGAAAATTGGCCAACAGGAGATTATAAAGACATAGATTTTGTATATGGAAATCCACCTTGCGCGCCATGGAGCACACTAGGGTCAGGAAGTAAAGGAGCAGATGGTTGGAAATCAGATCCACGAGTAAGTTGTTGGAGTGATGTATTTTCTTTAATATATACAGTAAAACCAAAAGCTATCGCTATTGAGTCAGTTCCACGTGCTTATTCGCCAACAGGTGGATTACCAATGATAAAAGATTTTACAGAGAAAGCAAATAAAGAAGGTTATGCTGTTACACATCTTATGGTAGATGGACAGTACACTGGCCTTAATCATACTAGGCGAAGATTCTTTTTCTTAGCTCATAAAGGTAAGTTCAGTCCTCCAGCACCGAACTGGAATCCATCACCAAATGTAGGCGATGTATTAGACGAGTTTAAAGCAGAACATGGTGGAGACCCTGGACATTATGGAAAACTAAGTGACAACGAAATGAAATTAGTAAAGATTGCGAAACCTGGAGAATCGTTAAGAAACATATGGGAAAGTTTAAACCCACCAGAAACTTGGAAAAGGTCAACTAAAGGACGAAAAGGAGTTATTGGTAGACCACAATTTATGAAGTGGAGATTGACTAGAGAACAAACCATGGGAGTAATAGCAGGAGGTTTTGCAATACATCCAGAAGAAGATAGACTTTTAGGTATAAGAGAACTGTGTGCTTTCTCTGGATATCCAGTAGATTACAAATTTGCTGGAGCAAAATCAGGTTGGCCTAGCTTAATAGCAAGAGGTGTAATGCCGCCAGTAGGTGAGTGGCTTGCAAGAAATGTAAAAGCTATGATAGAAACAGATGCTAAATACCACGTTGATTCTCAATTTATAGATTACAGAAAACCAGCAACAGGAGATTTATTCAATGCTTAAGGATATAGAAGAATTTCATAAGAAGTTTGATTTACCTAGACGTCATGGTATCAAGAATAATAAAGATATTGTAGACTTTAGGATTAAATTTCTAGAAGAAGAATTAAGAGAATTAAAAGAAGGTGTTGAGAAAGACGATGACGCAAAGATTTTAGATTCTTTAGTAGACATAGTTTATGTAGCACTCGGTACCGCTTATATATTTGACTATCCTTTTTGGGTAGCATGGAAAGAAGTACAAGATGCTAACATGAAAAAAGAAAGAAAAGAAAGTGCTCGTTCTAAATTTGATGTAACTAAACCAGAAGGTTGGAAACATCCAGATATTGAGCAAGTGCTTAAAACATTTAAACATTGGAGTTCGTGGTCATGAAAGTTTTAGTAACAGGGTTTACCTCTAAAGGTATTGGAACTAATAAAAATGTATTAGAAATAGCAACAGCAGCAAATTGTTTGCCTAGAGCATTAAGAGAGTGTGGAATAGAAGTTGATCATAGAGTAGTAGTGCCTGGAGATGATATATCAGAATACGATAAAGTCGTTGTATTTGCATTTGCTCCTAATTCTTTACCGTCATCTTATTTATATGGAGGTCTTTACACTTTATTAAAAAGACCTGACGCATACATCGCATTAGATGATTGGCAGACTAGAGACATACCTAATGGTTGTAGAACTTTTGCACGTGAAGACCATTGGCGATTGTGGAAAAGAGTAAGCAAAGCTGGTAATTCTGTAGGTAAAAAATTCTTTGACGAAGCACAGCCTTATAAAAAAGAAATGGAAGATTTAATTACAGAACTAGGTTTTAAGAAATGGAACTTTAAAGTATTAGCACCAATGTACGATGGTGGAGATAGTAGTCAGTTAGGAATAGATTGCGAAGAAATAATACCTTGGGATCCTACGCCTGTTACTGACAGTTATAAAGAAAAAAGAAACAGTTTATTCTCTGCATTAGAACATACTGGTCCTAAAGAAAGAGAATGGATTATGGCTTCTCTTATACAAAAACAGAGTTGGCTTAATCGTCAAAACTTTACTTGGAAAGTAACAGGATATGGTAACGTAAATCTAGGCCAGCAACGAATCACAGAGCCAGAATTGTATAAAGAATACTTACGAGTAAGAGGAATACTTATACCTCCACACTATCATACGATAAAAGGTAGTGGCTGGTGGAGAGTTCGTTATGGAATGATAGCAGACGCAGGTTGCATAGCTTATGGCGATTTAGAAGAAACAAAACTATTTGGCTATTCTTACAAGATTAGAAATAACGATATTGAGTACATGTCAGATAAAGGTTTAGATGACTTGGCTCAAGCACAAAAAGAAGATTTTATTTCTACAGTGTGGAATAAAAATAGATTAAATACGTTTATCGGAGATAATTTTTTATGAGAGATGTAAGCGATATAATCAAAGGTATAATTATAATAGAAGGTGCAGACTGTACTGGTAAAACTACTCTTGCTAAATATCTATGCGATAAATTTAAAGCAAGATATATGCATTTAAGAATACATAAGAAGATGGAGATATGGCATACTGCAACTGTTCGTAGAGCAATAAGACTTGCTAAAAAAGAATTAGTTGTAATAGATAGACATTGGCCATCAGAAGAAACTTATGCTTACGAAAGAGCAGATGGTCCAGAATATAATCCTAAAGAGTTATACAAAAAATTAAAAGAAGCAAATACTTTATATGTGTGGTGTGCACCTGAAGATAGCAGTAAAGTTATTAACATGCATAAGAATAAAAAACTAGAACGTCACGAAGAATACAGTGACATATCCAAAGTTGTAGAGAGATACAGACGTTCATGGTACGGTAATAATAACGAACATAAAAACTTCTTATCATCTCTCGGTATGTTAAAAGAAAAGTCTAACTTTATTCGCTACGATGTATTTAAAGAAGGTAGCATGATAGACGTAAAAGTATATACGATAATAAATAGATTACGATACTTGAAAGGAGAATGCCCATGGAACGAATCGATGTCAAACTTTCCGCTGACAATGAGTGGTTAGATGCTATTAAAGATATAAATCATGGTAAGTGGACAAGACCACGTGGTTTAGAAACACTTGAAAAAATAAATCATACTACAATGTGCGATATGAGATATCCCGTTATAACTAACAAAAAGAGAGAACTTGGCTACAGGTTTATGGTAGCAGAAGCACACTGGATTCTTACTGGAAATAATAAATTATCTACAATAAAACCTTTCTCTAAAAACATAGCTAGATTTAGCGATGATGGTTATTTCTTTAGAGGAGCATATGGTCCTAAGATAGTTGATCAACTTCAGTACGTGTGTAGAATATTAAATGACGATATAAATACACGTCAAGCTGTTATAAATATATGGAGAGAAAGTCCTTACGATACTGACGATGTACCTTGCACTATCTCTTTTCAATTTCTTATTAGAGAGAACAAACTAAATGTTATCGCTAATATGCGTTCAAACGATTTATGGCTAGGTTGGCCTTACGATAATTTTAACTTCTCAATGCTAGGTGCGTATGTCGCACTATTAATGTGGGATATTTATAGAATGGATTTAGACTTAGGAGTTACTGTAATCAATGCTGGCTCTCGTCATTTATATCAACCTGATCACGATAAAGCTTTAGAATGTGTAAAAGCAGGAGAGAATGATTTCTATGATTATAGACCTTTAAACATTAAAGATTTTAGAAATAGCATGAGTACGAGTGCTAATAATCTTCTTGATCATCTAGCTTACTGTACTGAGGGTTGGAAAGCTGATAGTCAGTTCTTACATGAGTTCTTTGAGATATGAGTTTATTTTCGCCTAGCAGCGATTGGAAACCTAGAGAAGTATTAATTGATTATTCTAGTTCTAAATACATCGCTGTAGATACTGAAACATACGACCCTAATCTAAAGAGTAACGGACCTGGTGGTTTTAAGAAAGATGGATTTGTAGTTGGCATATCTCTATGCGATGAGCATAATAGAATGTGTTACTTGCCGATACGCCATCAAGGAGGCGGTAATCTTCCTGAAGAACTAGTCATATCGTATTTAAAAAACGTTCTGGAGACTTCTAAAACGAAAGTATTTGCGAATGCTCTCTATGATTTAGAGTGGCTATCGACTTTAGGAGTAAATACTCAAGGAAGCATATTTGACATTCAAGTTGCAGAAACATTGATAAATGAGAATAGAAAATCATTCTCTCTTGATAACATATCATACGATTACTTGAGAGAGAAAAAAGACGAAACATTATTAGAAGATGCGGTCCGAAGCATGGTATCTGCGAGGGCTAACGTAAAACAAAACTTGTGGAAATTACACTCGTCATACGTTGGTCCTTACGCAGAGAAAGATGCTGAGTTGACTATGAGAGTATTTTTAATGCAACTACCGATACTTGAGAAAGAGGAATTGACAAAAGTCATGAAGATAGAATCAAGGCTCATCCCTCTATTATTGTCTATGAGACAGAAAGGTGTTCGTGTTGATATTGAGAAAGCAGCGAAGCTTCGGGATACGCTAGTTAAAAAACAAGATCAAGTTCAAGCAGAACTTAATTCGATAGCAGGTCAAGAAGTAAATGTATGGGCTAACGCAAGTATTGCGAAAGCATATGAAAAAGAAAATATAACATTCTTGCGAACTGCAAAAGGCTCGCCATCATTTACACAAGACTGGTTAGAGAGTGCACAAGATAACTTGAGTGGTTTAGTTTTAAAAGTGCGTAAACTGTATAAGTTGAGAAGTACATTTATCGAGAACATGATTATTGAGAAATCAGTAAATGGTAGAATACATAGTCAATTACATTCTACAGGAACAGTTACAGGTAGATTTAGTTCATCGCATCCTAACTTACAACAAGTGCCTGCGCATGACCCTGAGTTAGCACCTTTGGTGCGAGGTCTATTTATTCCTGAAGATGGACACGAATGGGTATGTGTAGATTATGCACAACAAGAACCTAGACTTCTTGTACACTTTGCAAGTCAGACGAATAATGAATCAGCAAAGTTGGCACAAAATCAGTACAAAAATGATACATCTACAGACTTCCATACGATGGTTGCGAACATGGCAAAAATCAAGAGAAAACAGGCAAAAACTATAAATCTTGGACTTACATATGGCATGGGAAAAAAGAAATTAGCAGCAGAATTAGGACTATCGTATGATGACGCAGAAATGTTATTTGAAAAGTATCATCGTAACGTGCCTTTCGTTCAAGCATTGAATAATCAAGTTGTGGCACTCGCTTCTTCTCGTGGATACATTAGAACATTATTAGGTAGACGCAGACATTTTAATTTGTACGAGCCAGGTGGTTGGGATAACTTCGGTAAGCCTGCTTATCCTTATGAAAAAGCAAAAGAAGTGTATAAAGATTTGCCATTGAAAAGAGCATATACACATAAAGCTTTGAATTGTTTAATACAAGGGTCAGCTGCTGATGTTACAAAAGCTGCGATGTTAGAAGTATGGGATAACAAAGTTATGGACATAGGACTAACGATACATGATGAGTTAGATTTCTCTGTGCCTAAAAGCAAAGAGGGAGAAGAAAAATTAAAAGAAGTTGTACACTTAATGAAAAATGCAGTAAAGTTAAATGTACCTTTACAGGTAGACGTAGAAAGAGGAGCCAGTTGGGGAGAGATTAAGTGAGTGAAAAAAATTTATGGACATCTTGTAGAAAGAAATGGCCAGATATATTTTTACAAAGAATTGAAACTGCAGTAGAACGAGGGATACCAGATTTGTTTTATTGTTATCAAGGATTAACAGGTTGGCTTGAAGGTAAGTATCTCGATAAACCTGTACATGAAACAAGTAAGTGTAGGACGAAAGTATCAGTAGAACAAATCGCATGGCACAGATCATTTCGCCGTAATAAAGGTGCGGTATTTCTTCTAGTAAAAGTATCGAAAGAAGTTTTTTTATTCGACAGTGGCGAAGCAGAGAAGCTTAATTCTGGCGTTGTTTATAAAAATTTAAAAGATTTATCTTTAGCGCAAGGGTGGGATAAAATAAGAGATTTTTTGATCAATAAAGAAAATTACTGTATTAATGATAACTAAAATTTTATATTATAAAATAAGTACAGAAGAAAGGATAAACCTATGAGTAT